AGCAATATGAAGCCCAAAGCAATACAGCTATTGAGTAAGGAAAACAGTAATCCTTTTACTACCAAGGGTAAGTGTTTGACACCTTTGATTGATGAAGACCTTGATTTTGTGATCATATGCAGAATAGATATGCACTTTAGCAAGGTTATTGCTACTGATAATATAAGGTTTGATAAGTTCAACTTTTTGTTCAAGGAAAAGGGGTGGTGGGAAAGTCATAGATTTACCTGTGATAACTTTTATATGTTCCCTTATGCTATGCTGAATAGTGTTGATAAGGCAATCTCTGAAACGTTTTGTTATCCAAGAGGCTGGCCTCTTGTTGATACACATGGGTTATATGATAAGCTTACACAATACGTTTCTCCAAACGATATTCACTTCATTTCCGAAACTCATGAGTTGAGCGACATAAACTCATATTATACATGCTGTAGGACACTTCTTCCCATAGGAGAGGAAAGAATGAAATACCTACACCCATCAGTAAAAGAAAGGTATTATAATGGCTGATATAAACGATTATTTGAATATGCAAAACACATATTATGATCAAGAGGCTTCCAAGTGGTCATTAGAAAATCGTGATCCTGTGGTAGGAAGCTATGATGATCATAATGCTTGGGCAGACTATGATGAGTTTTTATTCAAGGATATTGATACCACAGGAAAGATTGCCCTTGATTATGGTTGTGGTCCAGGTAGAGGCATTGTTCGTTTCAAGGATAGGTTCAAACGTATTGATGGTGTAGATATCTCTAAAGAGAACCTAAAGAAGGCAAAGGAAAATGCCCGAGCCAATGGTATAAAGTCACTACCCCTTTTGTTGAAGACAAATGGAGACAGTATTCCCAAGGTTGGGAATGATGCCTATGATATTGTTTTTTCTACCATATGCCTACAGCACATTTGTTGCCATGCCGTAAGGTTCTCTTTTATGAAAGATATCTATAGAGTATTGAAGAAGGGCGGTCATTTCTGTTTTCAAATGGGATTTGGTGGAAGAGGCGGTGGTGGTGATGCATCTTACTTTGAAAACAAGATGGATGCGACCGAAACCAATGGGGGGTGTGATGTTGTTATAGGCGATCCAAACGACATAAAGACAGACCTTGAAAACATAGGTTTTGTGGATTTCAGTTATGATATTCGTCCTGCGGGACCAGGAGACACACATGTTCAGTGGATTTTCGTGCGGGCAACAAAATGACATATAACAAACTTGTGATTTTTGATTTGGATGGAGTTCTCCTTGATAGCCGAGAACTCCATTTTCATGCTTTGAATGTTGCTCTAATGGAGCAGGACTCCAAGTATGTGATTACAAAGGAAGAGCATTTATCAATCTATGATGGTCTTCCTACCAAAGTAAAGATGAAGTTTCTTACCGAGAAAAAAGGTCTTCCTGCAACTCTCTATGATCAAATCTGGAAAGACAAACAGGAAGCAACAATAAACCTCTTGAATAATCTTTCAGAAGATGATAAGATGATTGATATATTCCAGAGTTTGAAGAAACATGGTTTTCAGATAGCCATTGCTTCCAACTCTATTAGAAATACGGTAAAGATTTCTCTATTGAGATTGGGTGTAATGCCCTATGTTGATTACTATCAGTCCAATGAAGATGTGGTAAAGAATAAGCCATATCCTTCAATGTATTGGAAGTGTATGGAGGCTTGTAATGCGATTCCTTCCACAACTCTGATTGTTGAGGATAGCCATATAGGAAGACAGGGGGCCATTGATTCTGGCGCTAATCTGTTGGCGGTTGAAGACGCATATGATTTGACATGGGAAAAGATAGAGGCTTACATAACTGAAATGAAGGATACAACTGTGAAGAAAATCCCATGGAGAGACAGTAAGTTGAATGTTCTCATTCCAATGGCTGGTGCTGGATCAAGGTTTTCTACAATGGGTTATACCTTTCCCAAGCCTCTGATTGAGGTAAATGGAAAGCCAATGATACAGGTGGTGATTGAAAATCTAAATATTGAAGCCAACTATCATTTCATTGTTCAAAGAGAACACTATGAGAAGTATAACCTCAAGTATCTACTAAACCTTATTGCTCCTAACTGTAATATCATTCAAGTGGAGGGCATGACAGAAGGTGCGGCATGTACCACACTGTTAGCAAAAGAGTTTATCAATAATGATCAACCATTACTGATTTGTAATAGTGATCAGTTCATTGAATGGAATAGTAATGAAGTTATGTATGCCTTCAATGCCGATCAGATTGATGCTGGTATTCTTACCTTCAAGGCAACCCATCCTAAATGGAGTTATGCCAAGTTAGATAAGAATGGATTTGTTAGTGAAGTAGCCGAAAAGAAAGTTATCTCAGAACATGCCACTGTCGGTGTCTATTTTTGGAAGCATGGTTCTGACTATGTGAAATATGCCGAACAGATGATTGCCAAAGATGTTCGCACCAATGGTGAGTTCTATGTTTGTCCTGTCTTCAATGAGGCTATTGAGGATAAGAAAAAGATTAGAGTAAAGCAGATACCAAGAATGTGGGGTATAGGAACCCCCGAAGATTTGAACTATTTCCTTGATCATTATAGGGGTGAGATATGAAACTTATTGCTCATAGAGGTTTGATGAATGGATTTGATTCCATCAATGAGAACACAACCAAACAGATTGAACTTGCCCTAAAGGAAGGTTTTGATGCTGAGGTTGATGTTTGGTGGCATAATGGTAAATGGTGGTTGGGTCACGACCTACCAAGAGAACAGGTAAGTTTTTCTTTTCTAAAAACAAAGGGTCTTTGGATTCATTGTAAGAATGAACTAGCCCTTGAAACTCTATCAGAAGCAAAGAAGAAACTTCATTATTTCTGGCACCAAACAGATAACTATACTCTAACTTCAAAGGGTATTCCTTGGGTTTATCCTGGTAAGAGACAGATGAGAACTGGTGTTTGTGTTCTTCCCGAAGAGTTTATGGAAATAGAGGATGTGGGTTCTTTGGATGTGTATGGTATCTGTTCCGACAATATCTGGGACATAAGGGAGACTTTGAATGGATAAATGGAACAGCCTAAAAGAGTATTTGAAACTACATGATAATAATAATTATAGAACCATTTTGGGTTATATGAATGTTTTGGACAATGAGGAAAGAACTTTTATTCATCAACTATCAAAGGAAGGACAGAATACTCGCCCCTGGCAAATCGGTGATAAGGTTAGATATACCAAGACTATTGATTGGGGGCCAAGTAAGGGTGCCACAGGTATTATCACAAGAATTGATGAAAAAGATATAGGTAAACCTGGAAACGAATATCAGGTGTTTTGGGTAAGCTGTGGAAAAGGAATTTTCTGGACCACGCCATCTGATGTTGTACTTGTAGAGGATGAAACTAATGGATAAATGGCGTAAACTAAGAGAGTGGGATGAACTTCCCCATCAGGTAGCAAGGTACATGGACGAACTTGAAATAGAACAACACCGACTAGAACCTCTCAAAAAAAGAGAAGAGGGGTTTCTATACAATGGTATTGCCAAGTTTGACCAAAAAGCCTGGGAAGAAATACTTGAGAAACACGGATTACAAGGACTTTCATAATGAATGAACACCATTGGAAACTGGCAAAGTGGGCAGTTTATCTGACCCTATTTGGATACGCACCTATGGTTATTGCCTTGAAGGTTTTGAGGCATGGCGGTGCTTTTGATTGGTTAGGGAGATGACTGATCCCTTGACATTTGCTATTATGTTTGGTATAATAGTGTTGATTATAGTTTCAATAGGGAAAGAATAAGATGCTTGATGCTGGATGGTTTTTCGTGGGTGCCATGATTGGCATCATCGTGTGTGGTATTCTATGGATGATTATTGGTGGTGTGAGGGAAGACGAATGATGGGTGACGACGAGAACTATGCACACCCATATTCACTGAACGGCGAACTGATGCGCCTTCGAACCGAACTCGCCGCCGAGCGGGAAGAACGCCAGCGATGGGAGCGCCTTGCAGAAAAGGCGTGGGAGCGCGGCGATGATGCGGCGATGGATGGTTACAAGCAATTCCGGCAGTTGACAGCGACCGTCGCCAAACTGCGTGAGGCGCTGGTGAAGGCACGAAAATATGTGTTTGGTTTTGAGAGCCAGTCTGATGCTGGTCTTCTCGACCGCATCGACGCCGTGCTGGAGGAAACAAAGAATGATTGAGTTTGCCGTTGGATTTATCCTTGGCATTGCTTTTTGGATTTACATTCTACAGACAGGAAAGTAACAATGGAAAACTGGCCTCTATACCTAATCGGAGTGGTTGCATTATCAGCACCTCTTGGTATTCTTCTTTACCTTACACTCCTTGCGGGTGCTGGTATTCGGTGGTTCATCTATGAAATACTTTTTAGATAAATACCCATATAGGTTTGCTCTAGTCCTTTTTGTTGTCTATATGACCTTGGATTCTATTGACCATTATTGGATTGTTCCAAGACTAAAGAAAAATCACCGTTATGAAAGGCAATGGGTTCTTCCAAATGACCACTTACAGACACAGCGATCTTGAGTCTCTTATTCAAGACCTTAGTAGAATCAATAGTGTTTTTGATGAATCAGAGAAACAAGAGTTGATAAGAGAACTTCATTTGAAGATTTCTCTAAAAGACCTTGATAAACTCTCTCAACTGTGTTATGATTATCAGTATGAATATTCTAAAGCGTTTGAAATAGGGGAATGGGTATGACTAGAAATGATAAATGTGTGGTGATTGATACTCTTATGTGGGAACTTCTCTATCTCCGAGAACAAGAAAAAGAACACGAAGATAAGTTGAGAATCATAAAAAGACGTATTGAAAGTATTTCCAAGAGTGTAGAAATAGTAGATAAGGAAAAGAACAATGATTGATGATGAACATCACGAAGCTCACGGGGCAATGATCCATCGTGGCTTGGTTGACGAAAGAACCAAGGGTGTGAACTATCACGGTAAGCAGAAGGAAGCGTTGGACGTTGCCTTGAATGGCATTAGAAATGCTCGATCAGAGTTCAAGACTGGTTATCCAAATGACGCTGAGGGTACCTTATCACACACCCTAACTCTTATTGAGGAGATTTTGAAATGAGTGGAACAGCTACTTCTCCTAATGTTTATATCAAAGAGAGTGAAACTACCCAACCTTCCTCTAATACATCAGGAAAGTAATGGAAACCACAGACCTTACAAAAAATGAAACCGAGTTACTAACTCTTCTTCTCAAGAAAAGAGTTGATAACTATGATGATGATAGGACAATGGAAGATAATCTTTTAGAATACCTATCCAAGGAAATCACTATTCTAACTGTTCTTCTGAGGAAACTTTACCGAATATCAGAAGATAGAATACCAGAAGATTCGGACCTAATGAGATTTTTATCCGAATCCAAGTACCATAGAAAGGTCAATGATGATGACCTGGAAGAGTTATTTTATATGTTCAAATACACTTGACTTTCCCATTCAAAATCTCTATAATGTATAACAGTGAAAAAAGGAAACCAAATGACTACCACAGTTGAAAACCTTACCCACGAAAGCGTAAATGAGGCATATACCTTACTTACAGCTTATCTCCGAGAAGACAAGATTGGGGCTTCTTATAACAAAGAGAAACTGACCGAGTTTGTTCTGTTTCTCCACGATATGCTCAAGAACCCGGATAACTTTGGTGTTGTGGAGGTAGAGGAAGTATAATGGTTGTTTGTTCTTGTTCCGTCCTAACAGATTCGGAGATTCAAGAATACTTACAGAAAAATAATCCCGAATATATGCCTTCGGTCAAGAAGGTGTTAGAAAGTTTAGGGTATACTGTTGTTTGTGCGAGTTGTTCCCGTTCTATAAAGGAACTAATCCGAAACCACTATGATGATGGTGATGAAAATGTCTTATGTTTGGGACCAGAAAAGTGATAAACTATATGAGAAGGTTTCAAAGTATGTTGGACCTGTAGTTTGGTCTAACTATTATAGACCACTCATTGATGAAATCAATCAACTAAAGAAAGAGAATAACTCAGTTATCCTTGCTCATAACTATCAGAACCCTTTGATTTATCACTGTGTTGCTGACGTTGTGGGTGATAGTCTTTGGCTCGCTAAAGAAGCAACAAAGGTGAAAGCCGATACCATCATTCAGGCTGGTGTTTACTTTATGGCAGAAACCTCCAAGATTATGAATCCAACTAAAAAGGTTCTGATTCCAGACCGAGAGGCTGGTTGTTCTCTTGCTTCATCCATTACTGCCGAACAGGTCCGAGGACTGAGAAAACAGTATCCAGGTATTCCTATTGTTGCGTATGTGAATACTACTGCCGAGGTAAAGGCCGAGGTTGATATTTGTTGTACTTCTGCTAATGCCGTAAAGGTTGTGGAGAGTTTTGATTCACCTTGGGTCATTATGTTACCTGATAAGTATCTGGCCCAGAATGTGGCAAAACAGACTTATAAGTTTATCATTCATTGGGATGGTTCTTGTGAGGTACACGAGAAGTTTACCAAACAAGAGATTGATGCTTATCGAAACGAGTATCCTGGTATTGAGGTTCTTTCCCATCCAGAATGTCCAAGAGAAGTTGTTGAGAGTTCAGACTTCTCTGGTTCTACTGATGGAATGATCAAGTATATTGAAAAGAACAAACCAAAACAGGTTATGCTCTTGACCGAGTGTTCAATGTCTGATAATATTCAGTATCTTTCTCCTAGTACAGAGTTTCTAAGACCCTGTAACTTCTGTCCTCATATGCAGAGGATTACAATGGAGAAGATTCGGGATAGTTTGAAGTATGGTAAAGATAAAGTAACAGTTGATCCCGATATCATTGATCGGGCTAGACAATCAATCCAAAAGATGATAGACTTAGGCTAATAGGAGTTTATATATGTATAATAAGGTTTCTGAAATGTTTATCCTCGCCACCGAGTACCGTCAAAGGGCTTTTGATGGTAAATGGGAGAAGTTGATCAAGATTTCTGATCTTGATAACTCATATAGTTATACTAATGAAAATGGCAATCGTGCCGTTCAAGTTCCTGATAAGTGGCTATGTGTTGATGTTCAGGATAAACCTCCAACAGAAAAGGATGTATAATGAAAAATATCAAGTTGATTAGACTACTGAGTGGTGATACAATCATTGCTGAGATTTTGGGTGATGCTAATGATGACTTTATTGAGGGTCTTCAACTCAAGCGCCCAGTTCGTATTGTGGTGCTTCCAAGAAATGCTAGTGATCAGTATGATCCCAAGGCCCAACATTCTGTAGGATTTGCTCCTTGGGTGGACTTTACAGAAGATGAAGAACTTGTTGTAAATCTCCAGCATGTTGTTACGATGGCTACTCCTATTGAAGAGTTTGTGAAGCAATACAAGGGACTGTTTACAACTCTTATTACACCAGAAAACTCGGGATTGATTGTCCCTAAGTAAGGAAATACATTGACCGACTATTACACAAATGTAGAAGTTTACGGAGGTAAGGTTCTATTTCGTGGCATAGAAAATGGGAGAAGGGTGAACCGTAAGATTTCTTACGCCCCTTCTCTCTTTGTGCCTTCATCTACTCCCTCCAAATATAAAACTATCTATGGTGAAAATCTTCAAAAGATTGAACCAGGTAGTATCAAAGATTGCCGAGATTTCGTATCTCAATATCAGGGAGTGGAAGGTTTCAAAATCTATGGAAACCAAAGGTATCAGTATGCCTTCATTTCAGACCATTTCAAGGAAGATATTCATTGGGACATTTCTGATCTTGTGATTGCCAATATCGATATCGAGGTTTTCTCTGAGGATGGATTTCCAGAACCAGAGGCATCCTCGTTTCCTGTTACGGCAATCACTGTGAAGATTGGTGATACTTTCTATGCCTTTGGTTGTAAACCCTATAACAACTATAGGGATGATGTTACCTATACTCTGTGTAGGGATGAAGCTGATCTTCTCAAATGTTTCATTGATAGATGGTCCATCAACTATCCAGACATTGTAACTGGTTGGAATGTGGACGCATTCGATATCACCTATCTAATCAATCGTATCACCAAAATCTTGGGTGAAACCTATGCTCGTAAAATGTCTCCTTGGAATGTTCTACGAAATAAGACCATCAATGTAGGTAATAATCGTAAGGTTCAAGGTTATACTATACTTGGTGTTGCCACCCTCGACCTTCTGGACCTTTACAAAAGGTATGCTCCAAATGGTGTTTCTCAGGAATCCCATAAGTTGGATAATATTGCCCACGTAGAGTTGGGAGAACGTAAGGTATCCTTTGCTGAGTATGGTACTCTTCATAAACTTTATACCGAAGATTACCAAAAGTTTATGGACTATAACATCAAAGACACGGACCTTGTTGGTAAGATCAATGATAAACATAAACTTGTTGAGTTGGCTATTACTCTGTCTTATGATAATAAGTGTAACTTTGAGGATGTGTTTGCCCAAGTTCGAATGTGGGACGTTATCTGTTTCAATCATTTGAGAGAAAGAGACCTTGTTGTCCCTCCAAGAGAAGAGAAGGAAAAAAATGAACGATATGTTGGAGCTTATGTAAAAGACCCTCTTATTGGATTTCATAACTGGGTTGCTTCATTTGACGTTACATCTGAGTATCCCAAGATCATCGAGGGAAGTAACATCAGTCCAGAAACTCTTGTAGAACCAGAAGATTATGATGATTATATGAGAACCCTCGTTTCAGTTAGTGTGGATAATCTGTTATCAAAATCTGTTGATACTACTGGTCTTACCGAAAGAAATCTATCTTTTACAGCTAATGGGCATTTTTATCGTAGGGATAAGATGGGGTTTATGCCCGAACTGGTCCAGAAGATGTTCAATCAAAGAAAAGAGTATAAGACCGCTCAGATCGAGGCAGAGAAACAACTTGAGTTGGAGACCGATCCTTCAAAGAAGATTATTCTCAAGAACAAGATTTCCAAGTTCAAGAACCTTCAAATGGCCAAGAAGGTTTCTCTCAACTCACTTTATGGTGCTATGGGATCACAGTATTTTCGTTTCTTTGATATTAGAAACGCCATTGCTGTTACTCTAACAGGCCAGCTAACTATTCGATGGATTGAAAACACATTGAATGCCTATCTAAACAAACTACTGAAAACAAATGGAGAAGATTATGTTATTGCTGTCGATACTGATTCGGTTTACCTCAACTTGGATCGAATGGTCTGCGAGTCTATTGGAAGAGAGAATAGTATTGCTAAAGTTACCCGATTCTTGGACAAAGCGTGTGAAGCTGGGTTACAACCTGTTATTGATCGAGCTTGTGAGTCGCTTGGTAGATATCTCAATGTTCATCATCAAACGATTCAGCTTAAGCGAGAAGTAATCGCTGATAAAGCCATCTGGACGGCCAAGAAACGATACATTCTCAATGTTCATAACTCGGAGGGTGTTCAGTATGCCAAACCCAAGAAGAAGATTATGGGTCTTGAACTTCGTAAGAGTTCAACCCCTGCCTTCTGTAGGGATAAGTTATCTACAGCGGTTGATATTATCTTTGATAAGGATGAAAAGTCGGTCCAAGACTTCATCAAGGAGGTTAGAGAAGACTTTGGAAAACAACCATTGTCTGAGATTTCATTTCCAAGGGGTGTGAATGGATTGGTGAAGTATGCTAATGATAAGACAATCTATGGATCAGGAACACCTATTCACGTAAGAGGCGCCCTTGTGTATAACAATCTTATCTCAAGCAAGGGATTGGACCACGAATACCCACTAATCCAAAATGGTGAGAAGTTGAAGTTCATCTATTTGAAAGAACCCAATCCTATTCATTCAAATGTGATTAGTTTCCCCCAAGGAGACATACCAGAAGAGCTTGACTTATCAGGGTTTATTGACTATAATCTACAGTTCACCAAAGCCTTTTTGGAACCCTTGAAGATCATTTTGGATAGTATCAAGTGGAAAACAGAGAAGACAAGTAGTTTGGAGGATTTTTGGTCTTGAATGACTTTTATAACGAACGAGATTGGGGTAACTGGCTGGTATTGGCACAACAGCCAGGTTACAAAGTAAAGAAGATCAAGATAAAGCCTGGTGGGGCAATCTCCAAACAACTTCATTATCATAGAGAAGAGTATTGGGTTGTGTTTAGTGGAGAAGGTCTTCTTCTTTTGAATGATATAAACATTACTATCACAAGAGGAAGTTTTCATAAAATATATAAAGAGGATGTTCACAAAGTAACTAACACAGGATCAGAAGTACTTATCATTCTGGAAATACAGATGGGTGATCCTTGTGAAGAAGAAGACATTGTGAGATTAGACTAACAGGGAGATTCCTGTTATACAATAAGGAGAAACTTATATGGGACTATTTGAAACTCTCATCGCAGAGACAGAAAACGAATACGCCAGTATTGCCGATGATGGTATTGCCGCTGGTGATGTAACTGGTTATGTTGATACTGGTTCTTATGTTATGAACGCCCTTCTATCAGGGTCTATCTATGGTGGTCTTCCCAAGAATAAGGTCACAGCCTTTGCTGGAGAACCTTCTGTTGGTAAGACTTTTTATGCCCTCAATGTGGTGTATCAGTTTCTTACTGATAATCCAACAGGATTCTGCTTTTACTTTGAATCGGAATCGGCAATCTCCAAACAGTTCCTTGTGGATCGTGGTATTCCAACCAAAAGAGTTGCTATCATTCCTGTGGACACTGTTCAAAACTTTAGAACCGAGGCCGTAAAGATACTTGATAAGTATATGGAGGAAAAAAATCCACCACCAATGTTGTTTGTCCTTGATTCTCTTGGTAATCTATCAACCAAAAAAGAGGTAGAAGACATTACATCTGGTGCTGATACCAGGGATATGACCAGATCACAGCTAATCCGAGGAGCATTTAGAGTTCTTACTTTGAAGTTGGGTAAGGCTTGTGTTCCTCTTATCGTCACAAATCACGTATATGATGTGATTGGATCGTATGTACCAACTAAGAA